GGCGCGGACGGGGTCGACCAAGTACCTCTTGCCGTTGTGGAACCTGCCGGCATGGTAGCCGACGATCCCAAAGTCAACGGTCAGCTTAGTAGCCCTGATTGAAGGCAAGTTGGCGAGAACGTGCGGGGCCAAAGAGCGGATAACACCGTGTACGTCGTCACCCTTTTCCACAATGGTCATGGTCTCAGCATCCCTATAGCGGCAAGCTATGGTACACATCTCCATTATGTCATTGCGGATCAGGGTGAAAGGGTCGCCGGAACCGAGGTTGAAAGAAACCGTGGATGCCGTGGCATCAGCGCCTCTAGATATAAATCTATAGCGCTGAACGTATGCCAGGTAGAATAGTATCTTCTCCTCGGAGAGCCCACAGTCGCGACAAACGAGCAGAAAAGCGTAGAGGTAGGCAGCCGTGTGAGACGAGTCTTGCTTACTGACGTCGGCCTGAACATTGTTCGGACCATTCAGATCAGCAGCTATGCCTAAAACCTGCAACCTTGCGCTTAGTGCGTCGTCGCTCATTCCGTAATCCATGATGGCGTTTGACCTCAGCAACCGTTGAGCGTTCTGGTACAGACCGGGTTGATCGTTCGCGAAGTAAGCATTGAACGCTTTGCTGTTGGCCAAGATTGACTGTCCGTACGGCAACGTGGCGGCGAAAGAGGGTTGCGCCTTGGCTTTCGTCTGCGTCTTGAACTCGGCGTCCACCAACAAGGAAGAGGGTTCCCCTAAGGATTCCGTGGCTATCATGTTGAGCGCGTTCACCTCAGTTTCAGCTAGCCAGGACACCTCGGTCTCGGAGTGCAGGATGTCAACGGCCTCCTTGGAGTAGAAGCACCTTCTGAAACGCTGGTAAATCCGCTGGCCTTCCTGCATGTCCGGGGTACCGAACCTTGCACTCTTCGTGGTAGCGATTTGTCTGTCTACCAAGTTCTTGAAGGAGTCAAAACCCGAGGAGTTCACCTGGATGGCGGCCAAAAGGTGCGACCTGGGCAAGTCGTTGCGCACGTCGGAGCGTTGTATTGGCGGACCAGGTTCCCTGAACTTGAATGACCTCTTGGGATGTGCGGTGACCAAGTCCCTATCAGTGGGGTCGGGCAGCTCAAAGTTCGTCTGCGAGTCGACAAAGTCCATCAGCTCAGATCTCATTACGCGGCGCTCCAGGGCAACACTCGTGACTTCCTCGGGTCTCTCTTCGTTCGCAAGGACAACGGAGTGGCCTTCCATAACCAAGGGGGTTGA